ATTCAAGATCAAACTGAATTAACCAACCATCTTAAAAACAAAGACTTCAAAAAGATGCGTTTATGGGTTGCTAATAATATTGATGTTGAACCACAACAAATCTTTAGAATGATTTATGACAATATGGCCACTATGGCTAAACCACATTCAATTCCACAACTAGTTCTTATTCTTGCTGACTATCAGTATAAGAATGCATTTGTAGCCGACCATGAATTAAACATGGTTGCTTGCATGACGGAGCTTATGGCCAATGTCGAGTTTGCTTAGTACAATGTGGAGAATATGGGCTAAGACAATTGGCAGCAAGATTGGCGATACTAAAGAAAGCGATATTGCTGCTATTCTAAGAACTGTTTGGGTTATAACTCACCTTGTTGCGTGTTTCTTTATTATTGCGCACAACGGTATAAAATTAGGATGGTTTTAATATGAATCCGTTTGAATATCTAAATGCTATCAACAACACCAAGAAAGATCTTATGGTGGATGAAGAAGCTGAAAAGAAGTATAGTGCATTTATGGTTAATAGAGGTCTATCATACTTTTATGATACAGCTTTGTTAGCTAATGAGATGAATCGTAATCACCACTTGGATAATCGCCTCCAATTTGATTTTCTTATAAATACAATTAGAAAACAAAAGCGTTTTAGCAAGTGGTTGAAAGCTGATAAGACTGACTCATTAGAAGCAGTCAAAGAATATTATGGTTATAGCAATGAAAAAGCTCGCCAAGCTCTCACCTTACTAAACGATGAACAGATTAATGTATTGAAACAAAAGGTGACTAAAGGTGGAAGATCAAAATAACGAAGTACAGGAGTGGACACCAGCTATGATGCTGGAAGTCGTGCTTAATGAACCAGATGATTTTCTTAAAGTGCGTGAAACACTTACTCGTATTGGCGTAGCATCTCGTAAAGATAATATGCTATATCAATCTTGCCATATCTTACACAAACAAGGCAGGTATTTTATCACACACTTTAAAGAACTCTTTTTATTGGATGGGAAACCATCTAATCTTATGGAGAATGATATTGAACGTAGGAACACAGTTGCGACGTTACTGTCGGACTGGGGACTTATAACTATTGTCAACAACGAGCAAGCAAAAGAAAAAGCTCCATTACGACAAATCAAAATCATTTCCTATAAGGATAAAGATCAATGGCAACTTTGTCCCAAGTATAATATTGGAACAAATAAGTAGTCATAGATTGCAAGTAAGTAATTTGCTTGTATAAATAAAACTGGATGCCGCGCAAGCGGGTCCTTAATATAACCTTGCTTAAGTCATAGGAGGTAACACATGACAGGTAATTTCGCATATCCACGAAACGCATTTTTAGGTTTCGATCACATCTTTGATAGGCTTGAATCAATTCAGGCTCATGCAAAGGATACATATCCCCCACATAACGTAGTTAAAGTCAATCAAATGAACTACATTGTCGAGCTCGCAGTAGCTGGATTTAATGAAGAACATATTGATCTTGAAGTAAAAGACCACGTGCTTACAATTACTGGAGATCGTCCTCAGCGGAGATCACAGGATGAGTATGTTCATAAAGGGATTAGTGCTCGTAAGTTTAGTAAATCGTATCGCTTAAGCGAATACACGGAAGTCACTGGTGCAGAAATGAAGGACGGGATTCTCACTGTCAATTTAGAAGTGATCCTACCGGAAGAGAAGCGACCTCGTAAAATCAAAATCAATTCTAATTACGAGGAAAACAATGACAGCAATAGCACTACAGAGCCTGAACTTCTCAGGGAAAATACTTGAGAAATTTCTCAATTCGATTAAAACCACTCTCAGGAGTATGATGATTGGTTATATGATTGGTCGACAAAAGTCTGCTAATCGTATGATTGCCGAACAACTTATTTGTGAGTATCGAGGCCATACAGTGGAATCACTTACGGCTGAGCTTAATGCTAAAACATTAAGAGACTATCAATGATTGGTCTATTAAAAAGGTGGTGGAAGACTACTAGGATGAGTCCTATTGAAAGGTACCTAGCACAATCTTCCGACTTAGTTGAATTAGAAAGGCGCCAGCGTCAACTTCAATTGAAGGGATTCAAGCTATGAGATCATTCATGGCTAGTATCTTCAAATCATTTGAAGCGCATAGGTTAGCATCAGTCGGTAAGTTTGACGAAGCTAGAGACCTTATGCTTGGTAAATAAATATCTTTGAGAGCCGTTTCGGCGGCTCTCATTCTTTATAACATGGGAGTCTATATTATGGACAATATTAAAATCGTACGTCTTACAACAGGCGAAGAGCTTATCTGCTCAACTAAAGTTTCTTCTACAGGCTACACTCTTAAAGATGTGGCAATCCTAATACCAACACAAAACAATCAACTAGGTTTAGCTCCATTCATGGCGTATTCAGATGCTAAAGATGGAATTGAAACACAATCTAAGAATGTTATGTTTGTTGTGGAACCTGTAACTGAACTTAAAAACCAATACCAACAAATGTTTTCAAAACTAGTAACACCTGCAAATAGTAAGCTAATTGTGTAAAAAAGTCCTTTACATTTGCGTAAAGATGTGATATAATATACTTACATTATGGAGGTTTACCCTATTGAAATTCTATACATCTATTAATCGTTATGGCAATCAGCTTCTTTACCGTGGTTATGAAAATAATCAGCAAGTAATGAAGAAGATTAAATATGAACCAACACTCTACGTCAAGTCACAAAAGCCTGAAACTGGCTTTACTAGTCTTGATGGTGTAGTAATTGAACCACGTCTATTTGATAATATGCGTCATGCTCGTGATTTTGTAAAAACATATGAGGATGTTGACAGCTTTAACATCTATGGTTCTACCAACTATGTGAATGCATATATTGCTGAACAGGAAGAATGGAAAGACGATATTGAGTTTGATCGTGATCGTATTAATATCACTTCAATTGATATCGAAGTCCAGTCTGATAACGGGTTCCCAGAGCCTGATGAGGCTGCACAACCTATTATCTCTATTGCATGCAAAAACAATATTGACAATGTCTATTTTGTCTGGGGTTTTGGTGACTATGATGTCTCAAAATCTATTATGCAAGACTGTGAAGTCGTCTATCGCAAAATGGATAATGAAATCCACTTATTGTCTGACTTTCTTAAGTGGTGGAACTCACCAGCACACTGTCCTGATGTAATCACAGGCTGGAACGTACGTGGGTTTGATGTGCCATACATGGTAAATCGTATTACTAAAATCCTAGGTGAAGGTCAAGCCAATCGTCTCTCACCTTGGGAACACGTCAATGAACGCGTTATGAAGTTCAAAGGTCGTGATCTTACTACTTATGAGTTGTATGGTATTGTCACACTTGACTATATGGATATGTTCAAAAAGTTTGGATATGCGTATGGTCCACAAGAATCGTATTCACTAAACCATATCTCACACGTGGTACTTGGTGAAAAGAAACTGTCTTATGAAGAACATTCTTCTTTGTTTGGTTTGTACAAAGCTGACTTCCAAAAGTTTATCGATTATAATATTAAAGATGTTGAGTTAGTTGATCGCCTTGAAGATAAAATGGGTCTTATTACTTTGGTAATGACTATTGCATACAAAGCTGGTATTAACTATATGGATACGTTTGGTACCACATCAATGTGGGATACTATCATCTATCGTACTCTTGCTAAAAAGAATGTATTCCCAAATATTCAAAAGATTCCTGGTAACACTGACTATGTAAAAGCTGGCAGTGTAGAAGGTTCTTTTACTCATGATACAACCAATGGAATACGCAATGGTGAAAAGAAAGATCCTGGTTTTGCTGGTGGCTATGTTAAAACGCCACAGGTTGGTTTGCATGAATGGGTTGTATCTTTTGATCTAAACTCACTGTATCCTAACTTAATTGTCCAATGGAACATGTCACCCGAAACTATTATATCTGGTACTACACTTGGTGTAACACCTGACACGTGCCTTGGTGGCTACAATACTGAAAACCCAGACAAATCTACATCTATGGCTGCCAACGGTGTTCACTTTAAGAAAGATACTGTTGGTGTTCTACCTTCTTTGATTATCGACTATTATGCTGAACGCCGTATCATTAAAGATAAAATGCTTGCTGCCCAACAAGAACGTCAGGGTATTGACCCAAGCCAAAAGCAAGAAATCTATCGTATTGAACGTGATATGAACCGGTATGAAAACCAGCAAATGGCTATTAAGATTATGATGAACAGTCTTTATGGCGCACTTGGTAACAAGTGGTTTCGTTATAATGACATATCTATGGCTGAAGCTATTACACTATCTGGTCAAATGGCTATTCGTTGGGCTGAAAAGACAGTTAACAAACACATGAATAAGTTACTTGAAACTGATAAAGACTATGTCATTGCAATCGATACTGATTCGTTATATGTTAACTTTGGTCCATTGGTTAAGAAACTGAATCCAAAAGATCCAGTAGCTTTCCTTGACAAAATCTGTTCTGAAAACTTTGAAGATGTTATTAAAAAGTCTTATGCTAAAATGTTTGATCAAATGGACTGTGCTCGTCCTCGTATGGAAATGGGCCGTGAGGTTATTGCAGATGTCGGCATTTGGACTGCAAAGAAAAGGTATATCCTAAATGTTCACAACAATGAAGGTGTGGCTTATGCTCAGCCTAAGCTCAAGATTATGGGCATTGAAGCAATTAAATCCTCAACTCCGTCTCAGTGTCGTGATGCTCTTAAAGCACTTTTCAAAGTTATTGTAACTGGTTCAGAGTCTAAGACACAAGAAGCAATTCGCCAATTCAAACAGCACTTCTTTAGTCTACCAGCTCATGAAGTTGCATTCCCTCGTGGTGTAAGTGATATTGACAAATGGACTCGCAAAGATGGATATGCTAAAGGTACACCAATTCATGTTCGTGGTGCTATTCTTCATAATCAAGCTGTTAAGTCAAGATCTCTTACAAGTAAGTATGAACCTATTCGCAACGGTGATAAAGTCAAGTTCTGTTACCTTAAGAAGCCAAACCCTATCAAAGAGAATGTAGTTTCCTTTGTTGACTTCTTACCACCTGAGTTACAGCTTGATAAGTTTATTGACTATGAGCTGCAGTTTCAAAAGACATTCCTAGATCCTATTGAACCAATTCTTACATCAATTGGCTGGTCTCAGGAAGAACAAGCTACATTGGAGGCATTCTTTGGTTAAGCAAACAATAAAAGAAAAGATACGTCAAAGACGATCTCAGATGTTAGTTCACTCATATATCTACTATGAGAAAGATGATTGTATTGTTGATGACTTCAAGTGGCAAGAGTGGGCTAATGAACTAAGAGATCTTCAAGACAATCATCCAGAAGAATGCAACATAGGATTCTATGACAAAGAATTCGAAGGATGGACTGGAGCTGGCGGTTCTCACTTACCGCTAAGAGATCCAAAAGTAATTGCAAAAGCTATGAAAGTTTTCCTTTACAATGACAACAAAGTGTGATATAATATATCTAGAAATGGAGAAAGATAATGAGTAAAGATTGGGCTAAAGATATTGAAGACATGCATGTTAAGTATGGTGTTGATCAATGGATGGGCATGAAATTAATGAATGTAGATACCGAAACTCTTCGTAAGTTTCTTGAGTTTCGTCTTGCATTTATCAAAGAAGAATTAGATGAAACAACACAAGCTGTAGCTAACAATGATCCTGAAGAGATTGTTGATGGTCTTATTGATCTATGTGTTGTTGCAATTGGTACACTAGATGCTTTTGGTGTAGATGCTCATAAGGCATGGGATGAAGTACTAAAAGCTAATATGAACAAAGAAGTTGGTGAAAAAGCTGAGAGGCCTAATCCTCTTGGACTACCAGATCTCGTAAAGCCTGAGGGATGGAAAGCACCAAGTCACGAAGGAAACCATGGTTGTCTCGACTACACTTTTTAAGAGTATATACGATAACAAAACTGATACTCGATTAGTCTTCAAGAACTTTGAAGCTTTTGAAGAATCATTGTATTTGTTATCAGAGCGACCTATTGCATCTAAAAAAGATGCACCTTTGATGTCACCTGCAGTCTATACACCAGATACCACACGGGCAAATGCTAATGTAACTGAGTGGGCTGGTTGGGCTGCAGTTGATGTTGATGAACATAAATTTGAAGGAGACCTACAAAATGAACTTGCCTCTCTATACGGTAATTGGTATTACGTTTGTTATAGTACTGCAAGCTCTACCCGCGATCATCCGAAGTTTCGAATTGTCTTCCCTCTTAAAGGACGAGTTAAAGCGAACAGAATTAAGAAATTCTGGTACGCCCTCAACACACTCCTTGACTCAATCGGAGATCGACAAACTAAAGATCTTTCAAGAATGTATTACGTCCCAGGCAAATATGCTGGTGCATACAACTTTATATTCAGTAACACTAACGGTAGTTATCTGGATCCTGACGCCTTAATTGATAAGTATCCTTTACAAGAAAAGAAACAAGGCGCTACATTCTTTGATCGTTTGCCTGAAGAAATACAAAACCAAATTGTTGAGCATCGTAAAAACTCAGCAAACAATACAGATATTAGTTGGACATCGTATCATGATTGTCCATTTGTAAATAGAAAGTTGGTGGCTGAATATAAGACCATTAACGAAACAGGTTGGTATCATGGTCTATATCGTATCATGGTATCTATTGCTGGTAATGCAGTAAGTAATAACTATCCAATTACTTCTTACCAGATCGCTGAGCTCTGTAAAGAGATTGATAATGAAACCGGCCAGTGGTATGACTCACGGCCACTTGAAAAGGAGGCGGATCGAGCAATCGAATTCGTATACAAAAATGCTTAACTTAAAACCACACTTTACTGGTGCACGATTTGTGGACCACGATAAAATCGAAAGACGTACTCACTGGCAAGCTAGTGGTATTATTGAAAACAAACCTGAATGGGATACACGTACTAATGAAACAATCTACAACCAGACTTACAACTCTATGGCGTGTGAGATTGGAATTGCGAATGCTTTACCAAATGGTATGTTGAATGAAACTAAGTTCAACCATAAAGATCGAAGCACATATGCTTGGGATGTCAAAGAAGGTAATACCAATTTTGAAATCAAATGGATGAGTCTAGAGTCTGATTGGTATTCATTTATGCCTCAAGTTGTAGATAAAATCGTCCGCAATTATGATGCTGGCTATCCAGATTATATTGTTGTTGCCACTAATGTAGCAAGTGGTACTGGGTTTGCTGTATATCCAAGGTTGCTAATTAACCCAGCTTCTTTCAAAGAGTATGTAACTAAGTCTAAATTCTCAAACTATAAGTCACACTACTATAATCATAAGATGGCTGAGTATGAC